TTATGAATACTGGAGCGAACCAATGCCAAACGGTAAGATACGGTTAACCGCTCAAACCGCTTGGGACACTAAACGCAGGCTAAGTACATGGAATAAACGCGACGCCTCTAAACAACCGCAAACCGCGCCAACGCTTACGCGAGCCTCGAGGGGCGTTAAAATGGAATAAAAAAAGTAAATTATTTTTGTTTAGGTATTGCGTATTCAAAATAAGTTTATACATTTGCAGAGTTAAACATTCAAACACTTACACAATGACAACTAAATTAGAAACAAACGAATTTTATAGAGTTAATTCTTACTACTGGCAAGGTATAGTTTACATTGTTTTAGAAACAAAAGATAACAAAAGCCTATGCCAAATAAAAGGTAGCAACTCATCACCAAAATGGATTAAAACAAATCAGCTTTCTAAAGATTTTAAAGATTTTAGAAATTCCTAAAAAAACCGGGCGGCTAACAACCGCCCAAATTTTTACAGCATGAAACCGCTCCCGAAAATAGAACAAGCATTAATTTATATTTCGCTATTAAACGACGATACATGGCGCGAAATTATCCCGCAGCTATCTGAACACCACTTTAAGGACGAACTAGCGTTAAAATGCTTTAAAACGATAAAAAACATAATATCAGATAACAAGCAGCCCACGTTAATAACGTTAGCGCAATTCGGGCGCGTCGAGAAAACATTTACAGGCTCAGACCTTTCAGCTATTACCAGCTGGGGCGATGAATTTTATTTTAACCAGCCCGTTAACGATTATATCGCTATTCTAAAGGACGAACATATTAAGCGCCAAATTAACTCAGTTATGGTCGAAGCATCGTTAGAGTTTAGCGGCTTACGCGGCGGCGCTCAAACCGCAGCCGAAATAATTAAACGCCTTAACACTTTACTCGAGGACGGAAGCCCCAACGAGAATATGCTCGACACTTTAACCCTAGCGCACGAAGAACGGCAAGCCTATTACCGCCGCGCCGAACTGCATTTAAGCGGTAAAACAAGCGGGTTAAATACAGGGTTAAGCGCGTTAAATAGATTTACGGGCGGCTTTCACCCCGAGCTAATTATACTAGCAGGTCGCCCGTCGATGGGTAAAACAGCGCTTGCATTATACCACGCCTGCAATTTCAACGAGCCGGGTATATACTTCAACCTCGAAATGAATAAGAGCCAGCTATGCCAGCGCCTAATATTGCAGCATTCGAGCGAAAGGATTAACAGCGCACGCCTACGCGACGGCAATTTAACGCAGCCCGAATTACATGCCTTTGAAACTACGATAGGCACGGTAGAAAATTTGCCCGTTCTTATTTACGACAAACCGCGATGCGGCGTACATGAAGCAATAAGAGTTATGCGCCGCGAAGCCCGCAAAGGAAATTGTAAATGGGTTATAATCGACTATTTGCAGTTAATGACGATAGAGGGCTTCAGGGGTGGTAATCGCGAGGCTGAAGTAGCCGAAATAAGCCGCACGTTAAAAGCTGCGCAAAAGGAGCTTAATATTCCGATTATAGCCCTTGCGCAGCTATCGCGTCAAGTAGAACAGCGAGCGGATAAACGACCGATACTTTCGGACTTGCGCGAGAGCGGGTCAATAGAACAGGACGCCGACACGGTTATATTTATTTACCGCCCCGAATACTACGCGCTAAACGACGAATTAGGAAACCCGTATAGCTCCGACGTTTTTTACCTATTCGAGAAACACCGTCAAGGCTCGACGGGTGAAGTACGGTTTAAGCATAATAGCACTATAACCAGCTTTAGCGATATTGCAACGAGCGGCGGCAGCACCTTTACGCCTATGCCTATAAACACTAAATTTGATGAAGAACTAACGCCGTTTTAACATGGAAGTAAAAACGTTTATAATGATGGCATTTATAATAATAGTTACCGCCCTTGTTTGGGCTTACATAATTGATAAGCACCATAACGACAAAGGCGGAGCATAACGGTTCTCGGCTTTGTGCAGGTGGGGCATTAAAGCACGAAATTTTCAACCCACCACTAAACTTAATTAAAAGAACAAATGATGAATATAGCAGATAACACCCACTTGCACAAAACCGATGTTATGCCCCGTTATTATTATCAAGACGGGTCAGAGGTTAAAGAAAATGATATTGTGTTTTACTCCGAAGATGGAGGCGACCATAAGTTTCATTATGCTGATAGTATTGGAATAATTGTCAAACGTGAAAAAGACTTGAAAATGAAAGCATACGTGATTACAATGGACGATGCTAAAACATTTCAAGACTATGAAGAACCTGAACACAATATGGTTTCTTTGAAATACTGCTGTGAAAATTTCTATCCGTGGAATAAGAATTTGCCAAATACGCTGCAACATTTTACAAAGATTGGAGAATATCCAAAAGACGAAAATATGTTGTCCGCTGAATTTGCTATGGAACGGTATGTCTATAATGGGGCATAACTACCTAACAGCCGCTAATTAATCGCGCATAACATGACAACCGAACAACGCATAATTGAATACATGACAAACTACGAGCCGCAGCCCGTAGCGATTAAAGACGGCGAAAAAACCTATTTTAACGCCCTTACAACACATCAAAGTTATTCGATATACCTAACTAGCGCCAAACGAAATACAAGTGTTTATAGAGCCTATTTACGCCTTTGTTTCGACTGGCTTAAAACGCTTAAAAAAAACGGCGTTGAATTGTGTTACATAATCAAAAATTAACTATATTTGCAGCGATGCAACCGAAGAAAAAGGATAACCGAGGCGGCGCACGCAAAGGCGCGGGGGCTAAACCGCTTTACAACGAGCCTACGGTTAATATAACCTTTCGCGTACCTGTTTCGCACCGCGCTACGATACGGCGCATGGTTTACGATTATATGGACGGCGTTAAGGTAGCTAAAGTAAAACACGACCCTGAGTATGGATGCTAAACTATTAACGATACCCTGCGCAATAGAAGCCGTTTCAACGCGCCGCGATAAGACCATTAAAATAACCATAGGCACGCAGGAGCTAACGCCTGAACAAACGACCGCGCTGTTTAACCAATGGACGGGCGGCGTTGGCGTTATGGCGTTTAAAGGCGAACAATTTAACTATAACGACGAAGCGCTAATAAACAACCTAAAGCTAGACGCCGCAGAGCTCGGAAGTAAGACACCGAGCCAGCGCCTACGCTCCGTACTTTACGTGCTATTCACCCACGCCCCCGAGGGGCATAAGGAGTTTAGCACATTTTACGAGGCAACCATAGAGCGCTTTATAGATATGGCAAAGAAACGAATAGACACTTATAGCTTATGATTATCGACGAACAAGTAAAAGCAACGCATAAGCGCACCCGCACGGGATTTATGCTAAACGTTAGAGCCGAGCACGTAGGCGCTCAACCTATCTATGTAGGCTACGTACACGACGCTGGCAGCCACTTCGAATACCCTATCGCGCTTTGGCATGAAGACCTAAAGAAATACGATAACCCCGAGCTTAAAAAGCTGTTACCCGAAAACGTGCGCTATTGTTTAGGAACTATCGAAACCAACGAAGACCGCCAAGGCAACGAGGTTAAGCTAGTACGCGTATTCATAACGGGCAAAACAAAGGGCTTAACCGAGCTTGCGATATACCCCGAAGACCTTAAAACACTAAAGCGCGACGGGCAACACTATTGCAGCGCTATAAACGAATTACAATTTATTGATTAACTTTGTAAGTATGCCACTATTCCAAGGCGATAGCCAAACCGTTATAAGCATGAACATTCGTAAGCTAATCGACGAGGGCTACACCCCGCAGCAAGCCGCCGCGATAGCATACGCCGAAGCTGAAAAGTATAAACAAAAGCGAGGGAAGCGATGAAAAAGAAGTTAGGACGCCCTACCGATTATAAACCCGAATACGACGAACGCGCCTTTAACCTTGCGTTATTAGGGCTTAACGACGTGCAAATGGCGGCGGCGTTCGATATATGCGAGGCAACGTTTAATAATTGGAAAAAAGACCAGCCCACATTTTTAGAGTCGTTAACGCGTGGAAAAGAGGACGCCGACGCTAAAGTAGCGCGTTCGATGTACGAGCGTGCGTTAGGCGTTACGATAGTTGAAGAGGCGGTAACAAAGGACGGCGATATAGTAAAGCTACGTAAACAGCTACCCTCAGACACCGCAGCGGCTAAACATTGGCTAGCGAACAGGCAACGCGGGCGCTGGAGTAATAACGGCGAAAGTACGATAACTACAACCGAGCCGCTCGTTATTATTCGCACCGAACCGAGCCAACCGAATGAATGAGCTACCGATTAACCGAACGGCAAACGATAGCCTACGATTTAGCATTAAGCGGCGATAAGCGCGTAATAGTATTCGGTGGCGCAATTCGCGGCGGTAAAACGTATTGGCTACTGTTAACACTAACCTCGCTATGTTTGGCGTACCCGCGTAGCCGTTGGGCTATTATACGTAAAAGCCTACCCGACTTAAAGCGTACAACGTTTCCGAGCTTTAGCTCTATAATGGTCGACGGCGTTTCTAATTACGTTCGCAGCTGGAATAGGGAAACGCAAGTCGTAACGTTTATAAACGGTAGCGAATTAATATTCATGGCAGAAAGCTACGATGAAGATAAAGACCTAAACCGCTTCAGGGGCTTAGAGATTAATGGCGCGGGGCTAGACGAAGTAAACGAGCTGCAAGAGCCAACGTTCTATAAAGTTCAGGAACGCATAGGGAGCTGGAACAAGGCGCAAGGTAAGCCGCCTATACTTTGCCTCGCTACATGCAACCCAGCGCAAAACTGGGTTAAGACGGTTATTTATAAGCGGTACGTGGAAAACACCCTACCCGAACGTTGGGCGTTTATACCGAGCAAAATAACCGATAACCCGCATATACCTACCGAATATCTAGAAGCGTTAAAGGAGTTACCGCCTATTCAATACGCCCGCTTTGTCGAGGGTGATTGGGACGTAATGGACGAAGTATTAAACCCGTTCCTATACGAGTGGATCGACGAAAAGCATATAGACGATAACGCAACGCTTAACCCGAATATACCCGTTTACGTTAGTGTGGACTTTAATATTAACCCCTTATGCGCTTTGGTTATTCAGCAAACCAGCGGCGGCGCTAACGTGGTCGACGAAATACGAATTGACAAAGGAAGTATAGAGGCGTTTTGCGATGCGGTAAGAGCGTTAAACATTCCTATTGGATTACTACGCATAACGGGCGACGCAATGGGTCGGGGCGGTACGGTGCAACAGCGCGATAACTCGAGCGCCTATACAATGATTAAGCGCCTATTGCACATGAACGACAGTCAGTTTATAATACC